CGCAGTCACCGCAGATTATCAGTACAAGCCAGGTAATCCCATAATGGCCATCTATGCCTACTATGGAAGCCAGGGCAGCTCCAGCCTCTTAACTTGGGATACCAGACGCTGCAATCAGTGGTTCCCCCTAGAGGAAAGATTTCACGACATAACCGAGGTAGATATCTGGTCCGGGGCAGACGATAATTTTTTCTGGGCCGAGAATTGGGCCGACGAGATGTTTGTCACCAACAACGTGGACCAAATTCAGCGTTTTGACGGATCCAGCTTTCAAAAGTTGGATGTGGACTTCACCGGCGACGGGACCAATGACGTTGATTCATGTCTGCTCATATTTTCCTACAAGCAAAGGTTAATTCTTTTGCGTCCTCAGGAGATGGGCGACCTCAAGCCGCAGAGGGCCAGATGGTGTGTAGCCGGGGATTGGTCTGACTGGACCAATGACGGATACGTTGATGCCCCCACTCTGGACTGGATCATGGCCGCGGATTTTCTGGGTGATGACCTGGTGGTCTTTTTCGAGCGCAGCATTTGGAGTCTGAAATACACCGGGGATGCTGACCAGCCTTTTGTCTGGAAAAAGCTGGTATCCACAGAAGGAAGTTATGCCACCTTCGCCACAACCACGTTCTCGGACGAACTCATAACCCTGGGGCCAACCGGATTGATCGGCACGGACGGTTTTGACGTGACCAGGCTGGATGAAAAAGTCCCGGATATTGCCCTGGAATTCGACATGGAGCACTACCATGTCTGTTATGCGGCCATCCTGGAAGAAGAACGTGAGGATTGGGTGCTATATCCACAGATCGGATCAACTCACTCAGACCGGGTGTTGAGCCTAAACTATATAGACAACTCCTGGTCTATATATGATTTGGCCCTGACCTGCATGGGGTACTGGACGTATGCGGCAGATCCCACCTGGGACCAGATAGACCAGAGCTGGGATGAACTTGAGCGCACCTGGGACGAGCGCAGCAAACAGTCCGGGTATCCGATAACTCTGGGCGGGACGTATGAGGGCGACATCCTTATGCTCAACCAGGAAGGAGACGACCGGGGAGAGCCGATAAAGCTGGAAATAAAGACCGGACGCTGGAATCCGTTCTGGAAGCAGGGACATGAGGCCAGGCTGGGAAAAATCGAATTTTTATTCACCACCGATCCCGGCATTATCCTGTATATAGACCTCTATACTGATTTTGATACCGTACCGTACAAGACAGAAGAAGTGGCTTTAGACGGGGACGGGGATAAGGTATGGAAGGTCATCTATTCCGGGGAAGTGGGGGCAACACATCAGGTTGTCATCCGGCATGAGGCCATTGCCCAAACCTGTGAAATACACGCAGTGGTTCCCTGGTTCAAGCCTGCGGGGAGGTTGTACGCATGAAGGTGAGCCCGACCAAACAAGTACCGTGGGGGCGTGAGGACGTGTTGAGCGGAAAGCCAAAGCGACTGCTTGACTATTTGAAAAAGCTTATACGCTACCTAAATGAGGCTTACGAAGAGCTTGCCCGGGCTGTAAACCATAACGCTGATCACCACACCCCGCGTCAGGTAGCCCAGGACGGCCGGCCCACACCAGAGGACGGGGAATTGGTCGTCTGGCAGGATACGGACGCGGGCAGCGGGAACCCAACTTACTACCTGGTGGTCAACCATGGCGGAAACATCGTGACTTTTGGCTCGGAGGAAACGGCTTGATCCTCTTTGTCAGCAATAGCGGTGAATCCCTGCCTGTTATGTACAGGATGCAACAGCAGGGGTACGAGGTAGCCATTTATATCCACAACCCACGCTACCGGGCAAACTATGAGGGCCTGGTAAACCGGGTAACATCCTCCAAGCTCCCCGGCATTGTCCGCAGGGCTGATGCTGTTGTTTTTGATATTCTCCGGCCAAACGAGGGCTCACACCAGGATACGCAACTACTGAAAGTTTTTCGATGCTCCAGGCAGACCCCGGAGGTGTTTGGGGCTGTTGCTGAAAAGATCCGCAAGAAGGTTCTGACCATTGGGGCCAGCAAGGAAACCGCAACCTGGGAGCTGGACCGGAGCAAGGGGGCCAAGCTGGCGGAAAGCATCGGCATACCCATTCCGGAAACTCACGACTTCAAGCGTCTATCCGAGGGGGCCGCATTTCTGCGGGGCAAAAAATCCAGGTGGGTATTTAAGCCTCACGACAACAACGACCTGGATCTGACCTACATGGAGTCCTACCCCGGAGAGCTCAAGAGCAAACTCGAAGGGGAGTACAGGGAACGTTTGGGAGACAAGATTGATTTCATCCTGCAAAAAGTGGTGGAAGGTGTGGAAATCAGCACCGAGGGCTGGTTTGACGGTGAGCGGTTTGTCCATTTTAACCACACAATAGAAGACAAGAAGCTGATGAACGGCAACCTTGGGCCAGCTATCGGTTCTCAAGGGAACACGGTATGGGTCAAGCGTGATCCGCACGGGCTTCTGGTCCAGGAGCTTGGCAAGCTCGCCCCAAAGCTCCGGGCCGCCGGATATATCGGCCCCATAGATGTGAACTGCATCGTATCCGAGGATGACTGTCGGCCCTATTTTCTGGAATGGACGTGCAGGCAGGGCTATGACGCCCTGTACTGCCTTTTACAGCTCCTGTCAGGGGGAATAGCCCGGTTCTACCTGGACCGTTTCCACAGTGAGTTCTTGGGGGGCTATGCAAGCTCACAACGCATAACCGTGCCGCCGTTTCCATACTCTGAGCCTGATCTATTACGGGAGTACGCGCAAGGAGTGGAGGTTCAAAATGGATTTGAGGATAAAAATTTTTGGGCCGAAGATGTAAGACAAAACGGCAAACGTATTGAATGCGCTGGTGCGGATGGTATACTCGGGGTGATGGCAGCCAAAGGGAACAGCATCGGCGGATCTGTTGGCAATATGTATCGAAGCATTGACAAAATGCGTATAGCCTCTACCCCGCAATACAGAACCGATGGGGGCCAGAGGACAGAAAAGGCCATATCCAAGCTCAAAAAGTGGGGGATAAAGATTGACTGATTCATCTCAACTTACACTCGTTCCGCTTTCGGATTTCGACATGGTTCCGGTTCATCTCCTGGAGCAGGTCAAGGGCCGGAACTGGGAACCCGAAAAGCTCAAAGAATGGGGGCCGATTATCGGCAAAAATCCCATGCAGCGCATTTTCGGCATGACCGGGCCGGACAAGGCCATTCATGGTGTTGTCTGGGCCACGGTAAGCCCTGTTGCGGACGGCATTGTCCTACAGGTGGTATCCGTAGATCCGGAGTACCAGGACGGCAAGGTCATGCGCCGGGTGCGCGGAGCTTTTGAGCAGATCCTGTCCGAACTTGGACTGACCAAGTTATATGCAATGACAACCAGGGTCCGGGCCGGTGAGCGTCTGGGATGGCGCAGGACCGGCCAGGAGCTGATGGAGGTGTGATATGGGCGGCGTAGCAGATGCAGTCGGCGGGGCCCTCTTCGGAGAAGAAAAGGAAGCCTCAACCCAAAAAACGGAGCGGTTTACCCCGGAGCAAATGGAGCTTTTGAAGAAGCTCTCTGAGCAGGTTTCCGGGCAGGTCGGACAAGGGGTCGAGCCATATCCGGGGCAGATAGCCGCCGGGGCCTCTCCCTTGCAGAGTACCCTGTTTTCCATGCTGGAGGGTAGACAGCCGGGGCTTGTCGATGAGCTGACCGAGTGGGGACAGCAAGCCGTGACCCAGGACGAAACATACGACCAGGGAGCGGCCCGGGACTATTGGCAAGAATCTTTTGTCGAGCCGACCCGGAGGAACTTCTGGGAAGAAACCATGCCCCAACTTCGGGAGAAGTTTGCCGGGCAGGGGGCACTCTCCAGCGGGGGGTTTAACCGGGCGGTTGCCGATGCTGCGTCAGACATGGAATCGCAGCTTGGCGGCAAGCTGGGCGAAATCCTCTACCGGGGCCGCCAGGACTTCCTGGACCGGCAGTTGCAGGAACGAAATGTTGGCCTCTCCACTCTGGATAGGGCCTTAAACGAGATGAACGCACTTATGCAGTCCGGGCAGACCCAGAGAGGCATTGAGCAGGCCGGGCTGGAGGGTGCATTGCAGAAATGGCAGACCAGCCGGCCCTACAACAACCCATGGCTGCAACAGGCCCCGACCGTCCTGGGATCCAGCCCTTACCAGATCGACACTATTACCAAGGGGGGCGGAAGTGGTCTTCTTGGCAGCATGATGCCTGGTATTGGGTATGGGATCGGTCAAGCCATTCCGGGTATGTTTGGTAGTGGGGGCTCATTCCGACTCCCGGCTTAAAACCGGTATCCGGCCCATAGGGCAAAAGATCCTGGGATGCCCGGTGGTCAAGTACAAATGGAATAAGGATCTGCTGCCCGGGGCTGACGACACTGAGCACGTCGGGGTTATAGCTCAGGATCTGCAACAGGTGCGTCCTGACCTGGTGGGCGAAAAGGACGGGTATTTGACCGTTGATTATGAGCAGCTTTTGCAGGAGGTAGAAGAAGATGGCAGTCATTGATCTCGGCCCCAGCCGATGGTCCCGGATGGGAAGCAACCTCGGGTTTGGAGTAAGTTCTGGCCTGATGCAGGCCCTGGAAGAACAGCGACAGCGGGAAATGAAAAAACGCCAGGTTCAACAGCAGGCCAGGGATTTGCGGGGTATAATGGACGCTTTCCAGCAGGTCAGAACGCAAGAAGGCGGACAGCAGGGTACTTTGCAATCTGTCCTGGATATCTATCAGCCACAGACAAGGCCCGGCATGGAATACCTGCAACAGCTTGTCACCCCTGATAACGAGCTGCGGACCCTTGGGCCAGGGGATGCCCTGTATCGGGGATCGCAACCCATAGCCAGAAACCCAAAGCAAAGAGGTTATGCCAGGGAAATAGGTGAGACCTGGGAAGTTAAGGAGGGAGACAAAATTGTGACCTACCAACAGACAGAGAATGGTCCCAAGAAATTGTCCGATGCCCCACGCTGGAAACCGTCTGATCGCGGCCAGAAGCCACAGGGTCGGACTGCGGAAGTCAACTACTGGCTTAAAAAATTTGGAGTAAAAAATCCGACCCGTCGGGACGTACAGTCTATCACACGCGAAATTATTGATCCGATGTATGGCAGATCCGGGAATGAGTATGAACGCGAACTGTTTGGCCGAGCCGTAGAAATGGCCATTAAGACCGCCCCCATAGGTCAGAACGATCCGCAGCAACTTATAAACACGGCGAAGGAAATATACAAGGGCCTGCAAGAGGGTGCGCCAGGTATGAGTCAGCAACCCCCCGGAAGCGTGGGCTGGCAGGGTCCGGGATACTATTCTGACGAGCAGGGCAACCCGGTCCTGATAACCGACCAGGAAGAATACAGTCGCTTTATGCAGAGGTAAGGATGCATATTCTATCCAGAGCCGTGCGAAGGATGGGCAGGTTGCTCATGGAGGCCGGAGAGCTCACCGTGGGCATTGTATGGCTTGCCCTTATCACGTTATTGTTTCCCATTTTCGCCTGGTCTTTTGCCTGGCTGGTCAAATTTCTGTTCACCCTATAAGGAGCTTTGAGCCTTGGCACAAAAAGGAATGTTCCTTCGTCCGGCAAGTCAGCGCAGGCGGCCCACGTCTGCCCGGATCATGGACGCCATAAAGAGTATCGAATCCGGCGGGGACTATAACGCGCAAGGTGCAAGCGGTGAGTTTGGCGCGTATCAATTCATGCCCGACACCTGGGCCAGCTGGTCCAAGGAGGTTTTTGGCGAGCCAGTCCAGCCTACCCCGGAGAACCAGGACCGGGTGGCCAGGGCCAAGATCCAGGAGTGGGTCAAGCAGGGCTATGACCCCCGGCAGGTGGCTTCCCTGTGGAACAGTGGCAAGCCGGACTGGAGCGGGAACAAGGGCGTAAACGATCAGGGCGTGGAGTACGACACCCCGGCCTATGTGCAGAAGTTTGAGCAGGAATTTCAAAAGACCGAACCTGGGGGGCAAGGCCAGAAGGGGCGTCTTATCCGGCTCTTGAAAAAGCCCTTCACCGAGGAAATGTCCAGGGCCAGGGTCAAGAGCGGGGTGGACGAGATTGCCCAGCGTATCCAGCAAAGAAATGAGCAGGGTATCCTTGATTTTTTGTCCGACCAAGCCGAGGCCCTAGGTGATGCAGCCAGGCAAGTGGGGCGCACAGGTCCGCCGCTGAGCCGGGAAGAACGTTTACAAGACCTGGAAGAAACGGTCCACATGCAGCGCGTGATCGGCAACCTCCGGGGAGACAAAGAAGCCCTGGCCAGGGCGGACCGGCTGGCGGACAAGATTGTCCGGGAAAGGTCCAAGCTGGAGCGCAAGCGGGCAGAACTCCGAGAGAAAGGCCAGCGCAGTATGCTGGGTTCAGCTCAAGGTCCGGCCCAGGCCGGAGTGGTCAAGGAAGATGTCTCCAGCCTTGGCAAGGTCCTGAAAGAAGGGGCCAAGAATGTAGCCCGGAACACCCTGCACGCGGGGGAGGGGTTGGCTGACTTCTTTGGCGAGATGCAGCAGGAGGCCTGGAACCGTCTGCCGGATAAAACCAAGCAGGAGCTTTTACGATCCAGGGAGCAGGGCCGGGAAGGCCTGTTTATCTCCAAGGAGACAGCCCAGGAGTTTGGTGAGAAGTTTAGGGAGGTGGCAGAGGAAAAGATAGGATCTAAGGACATAAAGTACGGCACAGGCGCGAACAAGTGGCTCCGGCACATGCTGACGGTCGGGCCGCAGGTGGGAACCCAGATCCTGGCCACCTACTTGGGCGGACCGGCGGCAGGAATAGCCACCATCGGCACCCAGATAGGCGGACAGACCTATGATGAGCTCAAGAAGCAGGGTGTAGATCCAGTCAAGGCCTTCCGGGCTTCGGCGGTCAATGCCGCTTCCCAGGGTGCGTTGGAGCAAATCGGTATTGGCCGGGCACTCAGGGGCTGGAACCCAGGCTTAGGAGCCAAGGCGGCCCTGGCTGACCTGACCGGCAGATTCGGGACAGAGTGGTTCACCGAGTTCGCGCAGGCCTTTCCGGACACCATTACCAAGCTCTGGGGCAAGAGTGAGGATACGGACGATTTTGTCAAGAAGTTGGCTGACACCGATTGGGCCGAGGTCATGGCCCAAGGAGCCTACGAGGGCACCCTGACCGCCCCTTATGCAGGCCTGGGCATGGCCCTGTCCGCCAAGGCAGACCGGCAGGGCAGAATCCCGGGCATAGACCCGGATGAGATATTACCCCCTGAGCAGAGCCGGGATTTGCCGCCGCGCCGGGAGGGCATAGAAGGCCCGTATATTGACGTCGAAGGCAGGCCAGTAGCAGGCCCAGGACAAGCCCAGGCCAGGCGCGAGAGAGGCGCACAGCCCCATGCACGCGGTCAATTTAAGGGACTGGAAAATCCCCAGGGCACAGTCAAGGGACAACTTATTGCCCCCCTGGAAGGTAGAAGGCAGGCCGGACTTCCAGCGGCCACAAGGGGCGAGGCCCCCGGGCGGACTATCCCTATTCCTCCTGAGCAGCAGGAGCCGGGGACGGAACCCATCGAGGCGGGAGGCCCGGCCCGGCTGACCGACCAGCTGCAAGGTCCGGAGACGAGATCCATTGAGGTCCGACCAACCCCCCAGCAGCAAAGAACCATCGAACAAATCCAGCAAAAGGCCCAGGATAAAACCTTGGACCGCTCCACCGTTGTGGGCCGCAAAGGTGATGAGATTATTGCCCAAGTCACACGGCAAGGCCAGGACCTGCAACTTACATTGCAACCGGACGGTAATGGGCGAAGACGCAAGGGAGTGATCCCGGAGGAAGAATGGGATGAAATACTGATTGACGTTAGACCAAAGGCCGAACCAAGGCAGACCGAATTTGGAGATCAAGACCGGGCGGACGGAACATATCAGACGGAAACTACTCCACACATGACCTTTACCCGCAAAGGTGGGCAATGGTTTGACTGGACCGGCAAACGGTACAAGGGCAGGAAGGGATTGCCTACCGTGCAGGACCTGGAGGATTTTGCTCAGGGTCGAGGATCAAGGTCCCCATTGAAAAAGATCAGGACCCCCCAAGGGGAAACCATAAAACAAGGGCCTATTGATCAGGATTACTCTGGTCTGGACATGGACGCATTTGATAGTGAAACAGGAGCTGAGGCTCGTCCTGACCAGGAGGGCACAGATGCGGACATCTTTGACCAAGTTCAACCCCAAAACACACCCCAAGCCTGGCTGCAAAACGCATTTGCATCTGGCATGGATTATGCCGACATCATGTGGGACCTAGACCGGGCAACCCAGGCGGGAGAGCTGACCCATGATCAGGGCCAGACCGTGGCCGATGCCCTGATGGACTTTGATGAGAGAGTAGGGCGTGGTCCCACCGCACAGGATCTTGATGAGATCCTGGCCATGATGGAGTCAAGGGACTATTCCCGGCAGGAGGCTCAGGGCAATGCCGAGCTGTCCGCCGAATCCGTGGAGCAGATCAACACCATACGCGATATGGAGCTTGATCTATACCAGAAGGGCGTCAAGCGGATAAAAGACATGGGCGGCCTCAACTCAGCCCATGCCCGCTATGAGTTCGGGCATGAGGAAATGATGGAGTTGAACCGGAAGTTCGGCAAGGGGATTATCAAAAAAAATGGCCTGTCTCTGGACGTGGTGGCCCAGGCCCTGGCCCAGGAGTCACCGGAGCTGGGGATAGAGCCAGGCGGGGATATTGCCAGCCTGTATGATTTCCTTATGGACCGGGCCAAGTCCAAGGCCCAAATCGAGCAGGACTACAAGCATGCCCTGAACTCCCTGCAACAGTCTGATGAGTTCAGCGTGGGGGAAAGCGATGCAAGATATGAAATATCCAGAACAAGAAGAAGTGATCGAGGTCAATCCAGGGCCGCCGCTCCCAGGAAAGGGTACCTACACTCCGCCAAGCGAGTACCCGGCCAGAAGTCCCTCCTGGACCTCTACCAGCCGGAACAGAAGCCCCATGGGCAGAAGGGCATGGAAGGGCTCAAGGACCCGGAAACGATTGCGGACGAAGCCATACAGATGTTTGGGCCGCAGGTCGAGCAGGTCCGCATTGGGACGTTTTCGCATGGGGGTGGCCCGATCCGTTCAGGACAGGATGTAGCCCGGCTTGTCCGACCCTTGGGAAAAAAGGCCCAGGAAAACCTCTGCATGGTCTGCCTGGATGCAAAAAAACAACCCATTGCCGTGCTCAGGCACACCATAGGCTCTGACTCTGCTTCTCAGGCCTATGCCCAGCTCATGCTTGGCTCTGTGTATGAGATCCCAGGCACAAGCTCTTTCTGGATGGTGCATAATCACCCGGCAGGTTCCAGCTCCCAGAGTGGAGCAGACCAGAATCTGGTCAGGATCATTTACGATTACAACCACATAGGCGGGGCTCCGAAGTTTGAGGGTTCCGTTGTGGTGACAGATCAGGGCCAGGGATCAGCCATTACCCCCAAAGAAGGCTTCCAGGAAGAAACATTCACCATCACCCCGAACCTGGAAAGTTCAACGCAGACTGTGCCCCTCTTGGAGCGGGAGTATTCTGATTTTCAGGGTCAGGCACCAGGCACAATAAACCAGCCGGAGGACATTACCAGGTTTCTCCAGGACCAGGGCCTGGACCGGGAAGATGGTATCATTTTTTTAAACTCCAAAAATACGCCAGTAGCTCACGTCAAGCTCAGTAAGGGCGAAATGCTCAAATTGCGGGCAGGCGGGACCGGGGGTAAGGTTGGGGCCGGAGTCAAGCTTTACCGGGCCATGGCCAGGTCAAACGCCAATACTATTATTCCGCATACCACGTCCACATACACCGAGGGCGCGGCGGACATGCTGGAAAACATCAAGGGGTTTGCCAAGTCCAATGGTGTGCGTGTCCTGGACCTTATTGTTGACGGTCAGTCCATGTTCAAGGCCGGGAAGTATTACGGCAACCTCCACAAGGTGCAGATGCAGTTCGAGGAACCAGTGGGCAAATACGGGAAGGGCGATCAGGGCGGCCCTCCACGAATCCCCGGCAACCCGGACCGGCTTCTGGGGCAGTTCAACAACCTGCCAGTCAAGAAGTTCATGGGCGGAGGCAACGCGGACGAAAACGTCAACGAGGCCTTGCGGAACATGCGGGCTCAGGCCAAGAGAAAGGGCAGTAAGCTGGATCTGTCCGATGATGATATAAGCTTTATTCGAGCTCATACCAGCCTGCCCTACTGGCTAGCCAAGGATGACGCGGATTTTGCCCGCGTCTACCGGGTACAGCAGGAACGGGTGCAGGCCCGCAACGTGACCAGGGAGGCCTTGCTTGAAGAAGCCCGACCCTTCCTGGAGGCCAGGTCCAAACTAAACAGGCAGCAACGCAGGAAGCTCAATCAGCTTATCCGCAAGCTGGACCGGGAGCGGATCAAGCCCATGACCGTGGAGTTTGATCGCGTGGTGCAGGAGCTGGGAGTTGATAACCAGGTGGCCGAGGCATACATGAGTGCCCGGCGGGTTCTGGATTTCATCTGGCATGAACACATGCCGGCCGTCCTCAAAGAGCTTGGCCATACGGACAACGAAATAGAGCAGTACCGGCGCGAGACCGGAAACGTGGACGGGTACTGGCCCAGGCGCAGAAAAGGCCGGTACTACATCAAGGCCTCCAAGGGGGACCAGGCCCTGTACCGGGAGCACTTCAATGATATTATAGCCACCTTGACCAAGGGTAAGGTCAGCCCCAAGCTCAAGGCCAAGCAGAAGAGGCTCAAGAAGGACTATCCCGGCACCAGGCTTTCCGCTGGCAAGGTGACACGGCTCACAGATGAGGTTTACTTTCAGGTCAGCCCGGAAGCCATGGAACAGGTCATAGACGCGGCCCTGCAGTCCAGGCAGGCCAGGGAGGCAGGAGCCGGAACGGAGGAAATGCGGTCAGCCATCAAGTCAGCCGTGGCGGACGTGTTCAAACAGCGCGGATTCATGGCTCACGGCATCCAGAGGCAGGACGTGGAGGGTTACGATACATCTGATCCCTGGCAGGACCTGGTAGAGTACATAAGCGGGTATGCGGGATTCGTGACCAAGCTCAGGGCAGCCCCGGAGTTTACGGCTGCACTACGTCAGATCCCGGCTAAGGACAAAGAAAACCTGTACCTGTACTCCACAAAGTACGTCCGGGATGTCATGCAGGTGGCGGACGCCTTTGACCAGGCCGTGGATAGGGCCAGGGGGGTAATGTTTCACTGGTACCTGGGCGGAAGCATAAAGTCCGCAGTCCTGAACCTGACTCAAAACTGGATTGGTGGGGTGCCGGTTCTCAGGCAGTACACCGGCCTTCCAGAAAAGGAAATCGCGCAGGAAATGACCAAGGCCATGACCCGCGTGGTTCGGGATATAGGTAACAAGGTAGCTGGACGGGACAAGGAGCCAGCCTGGCAAAGGGTTTTACCCCAGGACGTAACGGCTGGTTTGAACCGGGCCCGCAAAAAGGGAGTGATCGACGACCAGTACACCCAGGAGCTATTAGGGACCACTCTGACCAGTTTTGGATCCAAACTGCGAAAGGTAGAGAACGCTTCCCGGTTCTTCTTCGGGACTGCCGAGATCATCAACCGGGAATCCATGTGGCTGGCGGCCTACAACCTGGCCAAGAAGAAAGGACTTTATACAGAGGCGGCCTATGACTTTGCTGAACAGATAGTTCAGGATACGCATTTCGCATACGGACAAGGATCCCTGCCCCCTTTTGCCAGAGGTGGAAAACCTGCCAAGGTGGCCCGGTCCATGTATACATTCCGAAGCTATACCCATAACCTGCTCAGCCTTTACCGGCACCTGGGCAAGAACCATCAGGGCATGTCCCTGGGGAGAGCTCTTTTGTACCTTTTGGCCTTTGGCGGCCTGGGCGGGATACCGCTCTACGAGAGCCTGGAACGCAGGTGGCAGAAAATGACCGGCGAAAATATCCGCTCCGAGGTTTCCAAGGAGGTCAGCGGATGGAAGGAGGATCTTGTCAAGTACGGCCTGCCCGGGCTGGCGGACATCGACCTTTCCGGCTCCATATCCATTGAGGTACCGACCAGCGTCAAAGACATTCCTGGCGTCCCGGTAGATATGTTCTGGACCCGGCTCAACCAGGTTTCCGGGGACATTGCCAGGGATGACTACTGGCGGGCCATGGAGGATTTTGCCCCCACGGCCATAGCCAACCCCCTCAAGGCCTACCGGCTGCACCGATACGGCCAGACCACCAGAGGCGGGGCACCTGTCCGCAACGACCAGGGCGAACAGGTCAAACTCACCCCTATGGAGGCCGTGCGGAAGGGCCTGGGCTTTCAACCGATCAAGAACAGCGAGGGATTCAGGAGATGGCAGGCCAGGACGGAAGCCATGCAGCATTGGCAGGAACGGAAATATAGGCTCCTGGATGCCTTTCATCGGGCCGGACAAAGGGGCGGCTACCAGAGCGCGAAGGTCAAGGAGATAATAAAAGAGATCGAGAAGTTCAACAAGGAAGTCCCGGCTTATGTGGCCCCCATCACCAGGCGGACTCTCCGGGCCAGACTCAGGGGGCCAAGTCGTCGGGAAGAGGCGGCCATGCAGGAGTTTCAATAAGCTGTATAGTCAAATCTGTATAGCCAAAAGCCCCGGCGCGTGGCCGGGGTTGTGGCGAGCACGACTTTGGTGTTGGCCTGGAGGCGGCGGCGGTGGGCGCGTGTGGCTTTGCGTTTAATCTTTGATCCCTGCAAGTTTCCTCCAACGATTCTTGCCAAGTTCCCAAACGACTTGGGCCTGTTCAACATCAAGGGCCAACTCATAACAATCATCATCTATCTGTTCGTGGAAACGCTCCCATCCCTCATCCTCTGGCCTATTGCCAGGGATCATGCTCTCAGTGACTCCTGGTGGTAAGTTGCTGCTCATATGTCCTCCTTGTCTCGGCGCACGTCCGGGTGCAATCCGGTCGGACACTCAAACGAATGGTGATTATCGTCGCCTGCTCCGCAATATATGCAGCGGCCATCCTCAGCCCATCTGTTAAAAACTATCTTGTCCCCGCAAAATGGGCAAAATACAAAGTTATTTTCATCTGGGGTCCCCTCTTCAAACCAAAAACCATTTCCGCAATCGCTTTCCCAAACCCCGTCCCCTGTCATGGTCCATTTGCATATCGCATCAGCCATTCCTTGCCCTCCCCTTGTCGCTCGTACATTATCAACAAATCCGTTTGTGGATCATATTTTGGGTTTTGTGAGCTACAAATGGCGCGTGGGTGAGTGGTTCTATTCAGAATTTGTACCCCCGGTCAGTTTCCAATACTTAAAATGGATTGGGGTTATTGGATTTCCACAACTCCCAAAGACTCCAATATAAACTGGAGTGTATTCTGTCATCTTATATTCTCCGCCCTTGTACCCCTCAAACGTAGCTTCAAGAGCAGACTGGGCGTGATAGAGCATATCCTTGATCTTTGCTTTTGGCTCTGGAGTAAAAGCCAACTCATCATAACTTCCTCGATCACTATGAGGGGTGCTAAACCCATCCAAAACTTCCATCTCAGGGTCTTGTTTTTCTAACCACTTAATCAAATCTCCAAGCGTAGTATTGTTCAACATGTAATTCTCCTTCTCCCGGCGCGTGGCCGGGGTTATTGGTTTAATCGTAATACTACTCAAAATGGTTATTGTAGTCTTCTCTTTTGTCACGTTCTCCCTTCACGGCGGCTATGGCCTTGCGGGCCAGATTGATTGTTTGATTGAATAAATCAATTCCTTCCGGCTGTTTGATCTTTTCCTTTGTTGTTACAAAAATTTTAACATGCTCCAGCTCTGTCACGCATTCCTCCAATGCCTCCAAGAGTTGGTCGCGCTGACTCCTTGTCTTGCTCAGCTCTTCCTCCAGCCACTTGATATAATGCTCATATCTAAGTGTGGCCATGTCTACACCACCTTCACAGCGGCTATGGTTTTGCGTATTCGCAGCCAAGTCTCTTTTTCTTTCTGTTCGTCAGGACCCAAATCCTGCGGGTCGCTGGCAAATTTTATAAGCAGATCATCCGCTTTCTTTAATGCATCCAGGAGTTGACTGCGCTGGTTGGTGAGTTTTTCAACCTTACCTTTAGACGGGTCATGTCCATTCGTCGGACAACCCGCAACATGCCAGCCATCAAACATTCCGCATTTCGGGCAATATTCTTTCATCACATCCCCCTAATCCATTGTTTCAATCAGTCTCTCCCCCAACCTCACTTACCCCCTCCCCGGACGTGCCGGGGTTACGTCTCTTGTTTCAAAATTTGTCGAGCTTGCTCAATCACACAATCCTCTTTACATGGAGGAGTGTCATCATCTGGATCATCAGTAATATCCCATTTTGTGACTCCACAACCCAGGCAATATTGATACTCACGGCAACCTGCAATTCTGTGTGTAACGTCAGCTCCTTCAGTAAAGAAAAGGAGCAACGCATTTTTTAATACTTGGACTTGGTCTTCCATATTCATCCCTCCCCCCGACGCGTGGCCGGGGCTATTGAATACTTATCATGCCAGCTTTTAACATCTGAATTGTTTTATCTTTTTGGTCAAGAACAAGCCGCACAAGCTCCGCCGGTGGTGTAGCCATTGGCCCATGTTCAGCTAAAGCCTCGTCAGATAAGTCCAGCTCATTCACAACGTCTTCAAGCATCTGCTCAAGCTCTTGTTTATTCCAGCATGTCATATCGTCCCCCAAGCCCCGCAAGGGGCGGTTTGGCTATCTCACCTGCACAGTCTCCCGGCCCTCAATCCATGCGCCGGGGATCTCCTGCCCTGACTTCAGGGCTTCCTTGAGTTCTTTCTTCCGGGCTTTGTATTCCACCCGAGTCTCCCGATACTGTTCCGGGAGCTCTTGGGGTGACTGCACCATTACGGATTCACTGTTTCGCAGGTATATTGTGCGCGAATTGCCCTTGACCTTCTTTATCCCGTGGCGGTGCATGGCTTGATACAAGTAATCCCTGAACCGCTCCTGTGCCCGCTCCAGGGCCTTGCGACGATTGCGGATCTTTTCTTCCTGGTCTTTGAGCAACTGGATCTGAGACTTGGCCTTGTCTTGGGCAAAAGCGATGCCATCCACCTTGTCGGCCTCAGCCTGGGCCAGTTCGCCGAGGTAGGACAGGGCGCGATCCTCAAGGGCCTGGGCCTCGTCCTGATCCATATCCTCGGTTTCCAGTTCAGCTAAAGCATCAATGACCTGTTCGCATTCCTGCCATATGTCTGTGATGCTAGGCATTGGCGGCCTCCTGGGGTGCATGCTGTTGTTTCATGTCTTCGAGCTTTTTAATGAGCGCCTGCGCTTCATCCGGGGTTAGTTCAGAAGTGCTTTCCACCGTGCGCTTAAAAGCAAACTTGAGAAACTTGTTGACCCGCTCCATGCGTTCCTCGCGGTCAGTTATGCCCAACTCCTTGCACAGAATCTGGATGCGTTGGACCTGGTTGCGGTCAGCTTTAAGTGGCTCAGGTGGGGCGGGTGGGGCTGGCGGAGTCTCCCCGGACTCCAGCCACTCACGCAACTTCACCCCTGTCTCTTCTGTTGGCACAAACCACTGATTTACAGGGAAAAGCTCAGTCCTGTCCTTGTTGCGTGTTGCCTGATTTGTGATGTCCATAGTTAGGACTGTAGTGAATTCGTAAATTACTCCATCTCTCTGCAATGCTTCCATGCCTGCTTTTTTGGGCTCCTGCTTCCCGTTTTTGTTTTCTTGCAAGACATAGGTTTCCTTGCTCCGCATGGTTGCGATGATATGGCATGGAGCCTGGAGCATTGCCTGCATAAAAGCATCATGCCTTGGGTTCACCTTACCCCAGTTAGTAAATGAGTTTCCGGGCATACTATCGTGGATTTCAAGGACTCCACCTTTGCCACGCCATTCATGGGTTATTGAATCAATGATGAGCACATCATACTCTTGTGCAGCTTCATTGATAAGCTGAACGTATCTTTCTGGAGTATAGGGCGGATCAAGGTCAGCCACGTCAAAATCGCATATGTGCGAGTAAAGCGATGCTGAACTGTTCTCGGTATCAATGACAGCGATCTTCCCGCCGTTTGCCAGCCCTTTCCCAATGAGTAGGCTTGTATATGATTTGCCGCTTCCACTTGGGCCTTCTATCCCTAAGCGCAATTTTGCCTTTTTACGAACTGCCTTTTTAAAGCTAGCCATACTGCCCCCTTTTATGGCCGGGCGAACCCGGCCCTTGTTTACATCGCGGCTTGTGCGCCGTAGTCATCGTACACATGCTCCGGCAGTCCTGCCGGTATCCGCACGACCTCCGCGTACCGTTCGTTGATAGCTTCAACCGCCCGCGTCCATTCGTCCTGCAAGTCCTGCAAGTCCTCCCAATAGTTATCGCACTGCGGGCACCAATGAGGCAAAGCCGGATCTTCCGGGTCTACCTTGAGCGCGGCTACCCGGCCTTCCTCGAAACACACCGGACATAATTTCTTTGCCCGGACCACACGCGGGCATTCGCTAAAGTGGACTTCACCCGCACATGGGTTGCCGGTTACGGAGCAGTTGTAGCCGGGTTCATCTCCTGGCAAATATGCCCCCCAAACCCTTTCAGGCATTCCCGGGTCACGCGGTTGCTTACAGCCCCTGAACCATTCCGCTTTGGGGCATTCCCCCTCATGGTTGTTTACAAACGGTCCTGACATGGCTATACTCTCCCCTTGTTGTCGTTTGCGGTGTCGGAGGTGGCCAGGTCACCAAACACGACCACCTCCCCGCCGCATCGTTCGCATTTCGTGTCTCCATGCTGGAGTGCATAGCCGTGGTAAACTGCTCCGCACACCTTGCACGCTCCTTTAGGCATGTTCCACCTCCCGTCCCCTAACCCTATCCATCAGCTCATCCCAAGACACGCCATCAACCAAGTGCTCCCTGACCATGCCGCGCAGTAGCCCAAGCTGATACGCTACGCATGTGCTCTGTACGCTACCCATTTCGCGCTCAGCTTTGCGTTGTACCGCGTCGAAAAGCCTGTTTACTTGTACGTCGTCCATACATGCTCCTTGCCTTGTTTTGCAGTTTGGGTAATGTGTCTTCATAGATCGTTACCTGTTTGCCAATGATCGTTTTGACTGTTGCGTAGAGACAGTGTTGAATTGGATCGTAATGCCAGGACATCCTCACCTCCAACTGTTAAGAAGTCCTTACAAGTTGCCATGATCCTTGCCCCTGCCCGCCAGCCAAGCAGGGGCGGAGCTTTTTATCTCTCCGGGTTTCCGTTTGGAAAGCACTTTTTACAAAAAAGATTATCAGGTGTTTCAGCGGTCACCTTCACTCTACGAATCCTGGGTGTTCTTACCTGTCCACTGTGGTTGCAAGACGTGGTGTTTTGCGTACACGAGTGAATTTTCTTTCCCGTACCGTTTGTTCCGTAAAAGCTGTCCATGACCGCCTCCCTGAATTGAAGTTCCTGCCGTCTCGTCCCTACCACTCCACCAGCCTTTGCCTCCGTCGAGCCCGTTCCCCCGGTTGCCCGGTTATAGGTGCTGAGAGGGCGGCCCGGCTGGCCTGTCTGCCCAGCGCGTAACCTCGTTGACTCCCCTTCGGTGAGGGTTTCGGTCCTGTGCGCTGTGTTGAGTAGAGAATGACATACACTTCAAGTCCCGTCAAGCACTTTTTATGAAAAAATTGCCCTTGATTTCATCTGATCAAGCAGTAAAATATGTTTGACAAGGCTAGACCAAAAATGTATTCTGCTTGCCACAGGAGGTAGGAATGGAAAAGCAAGTCGGTGGGAATGGAAACCCACTTCGTCAATATCTAGACATAAGCGGCCTCACTTATGAAGAGGCTGCTCAAAAAACAGGGCTGTCCAAACAAGCAATCTGGCTGCACGCTACTGGGCGTAACCGAATGTCTGCACGGGCAGCTTTTGCGTATCACAAGGCTTTTGGGCTGAAGCTGGAGAAGCTGTTGGAGGGTAGTAACCGATGATGGAAGATGGAGCGCGGGCATTGTCTGCGGGAGGTATACCGCTGCACCGGCTGCCAGCACCTGATCTACGTCAGCGTGACAGGTGGCGGCCAGTACCACTGCACGTTCTTGGGCGTGGACGTTGGCGAACAGCCAACTACCCCACAGACCTGTCCATGCCGTGAGGACAGCACGGCACCGGACCAGATGCAGGTGGTGGCGACTGAGATGATGGAGAGGTGGATCGGGAACGAGTTGCAGGTGATGGATAGGTGTCCGTTATGAGTAAACCAAAATTAAAGCCATGCCAAGGCTGTCGCTACCATTCCCGGCTCTGCCTCTGCACTCACCCGGACGAAGCCAGACCGGGGTTTTGGGATGACGTGCGGGCCGATGGTGAGGGGTGGCCTTGGTGTTACGAGGGAGAGAATAAATGCAACGCGAAGTAGGTTTTTTACTAGCCGAGATAGAGAAAACACCGTGGCTAGGTCCAATACGTCGTCGAGGATGTTCTGTTGTATTAGACAATTCAGCCCCCGTGGGCATTGTCGGAAAAGAGGTTGTTGTCCCAAACGATCAAAGGCAAGCGCGCGATGTGGCGTACTTATCAAGGCTAACAGTTATGAAAAAGCATGGCGGTCGATGGATCAAACAGCCCGGAGGTAAACATGACAACTGAGCTTAAAGTTACACAGGCCGAGATTGACGAGAGGATGCGGGAAAATAGCGATGTGCCATATATCAGCTGCTTCGATGAGCGGGATGTTCGCCTTGAGCTCGCCAGAGAAACGGTCCAAGCCGCAATCAATGAACTACCGGGGAGCCGATACAAGGAGATTTTGCTGTTTATGCTGGACGAGGGGCTTGTTTAGTGAGGTGAACAAGTTGTTTAGGTAACGCAACAAAGTGTTTAATGAAAGTGAACAAAAAGAAGCCCCGGCTGCCCAAACAACCGGGGGCTCGACGGCGAACCGTCCACCTTCAGAAAGTTTAACCTGAATTGGGAGATATTATGAGAAAGAAAGCGCAGAAAGTCAAGCCGATTGAAACTGTTTACAATGGCTATCGGTTTCGGAGCAGGTTAGAGGCCAGATGGGCTGTATTTTTCGATTCCGTAGGTTTCAAGTGGGAATATGAACCAGAGGGATATGACCTGGGCAACAGCAAGTGGTATTTGCCTGACTTTTATTTGGGAAATTTAGGATACATAGAGGTAAAGGGAAATGTTCCAACAAGAGAGGAAATAGAAAAATGCAAACTTTTGAGTAGTCAATCCGAGCATTCAGTTTATTTGCTTTTTGGTAATCCAGGATTCGCCAAGGTTGGCTATGAGGGAGAAAACCCTGTTGGCTTATTTTGCTCTCCCGAAAATGTGTCACAGGGGATAGTCCCGTTATTATTTTTAAAAGATGGTTGTATGGCATTAAGCTTTAACCCTGTCCATAACGGTGAAGGGTCTATGATGGACCCCAGGTTGTGGGCTTGGCATGAAGGGGGAAAAGAAAATGACATTTGTTTGTGGCCTGCACATTTTGATGAAAATCTAAGTCTAAGAAGGCAAACCTGCTCAAATGCTGGACATATATTGTCTGTCTATACAAATATTTCACTTTACCAAAAGGGGGTATATCTTGGCCCTGGCAGAGATCCAAAATCAAAGAAGATAAAAAATTCGTATGCAAAAGCGAGGCAAGCACGCTTTGAGCATGGCGAAAAGCCAAACGCACGGAGGTGGACATGATAATCAAGGCATTCATCAGGTCCACTTCCGGCAAAACAGGCCATGTCTACGTCATGTGTGACCAACTGTCAGACTTTGATTTTTTGATAACCTCAGATCCATACATTCAAATGCTGGACTTCCAAATCAGTTCAAACTTTGAGGCCATACAAAATGGGGCTTCAATCATTGATGCCATTGCCTACAGGGCAACCAATGAGCTGGCCGAACATGACCGTTATCCTCTGGCCGAGATGTGCGGAGAGGAAGGACAGTAATCATGTCTGGCTGGGTAAAGCTGTACCGCAAAATCCAGCGTTCAGACATGTACCGTAGTCTGAACAGCAAGCAACGCGATGTCATGCTGCAATGCCTCTTGCTTGCCAGCCACCAGGGCAACACCTGGGAATGGAACGGACAGGTAATAACCTGCAAGGCCGGACAGTTCGTGACCTCACTGGAAAGCATACGGGATTGCTGCGCCAAAGACGTGTCTATCCAGAATGTGCGAACCGCTTTGTTAAAATTAGAAAAGTGGCAATTTTTAACAAACAAATCAACAAAGAGTGGACGGCTGATAACGATAATAAATTGGGAGAGTTACCAGCAAGACCAACAAAGCGACCAACAAAGTTTACACCAAAGAGCTAACAAAGAACTAACAACTATCAAGAATGTAAAGAAAGAAGAAAAGAATAATACATCATCGACCTACTCAGATGAGTTCGAGCGTTTCTGGCAAGCATACCCGCGCAAGGTCGGCAAAGGGGCTGCGTTTAAGGCATGGAAGAAATTAAACGGCACAAGGCCAGGCGCTGATGAGCTTGTCCGAATCGTGGAACAGCACAAGAAGTCTGAACAATGGAGGCGGGACGGAGGGCAATTTATACCGCATCCGCAAACTTGGCTGAACCAGGAACGCTGGAATGATGAGCTGTCCGTCCAGGTCGAGGCCGAAGATCCAGACGATTTGCGAAACCTGGTCTACTAAAGGGGCGATATGCACACCAGAACCGTACAGCAATGCAGAGATGAGCTTGATCATATCGGAGCGGTGGCTTTTTCAAGGACATTCTCAGGCCATGCAGTAAGTTTGGATGCCTTGGATTCCCTGGAGACGCACACAACCGGAATCATCCGCGATGCAATCAAGTACGCCAAGCAGGCACAGGCTGAAGGCAAGCCAGTATCCGACCTGATACCGGCATCCAAGGCCGTATCTCTGATTGACCTGACTGAGAAATACAACCTGCCCGGATATTCGGCTGAGCGCATTGACCGGGAAGTGACCGCGCTGCTCAAGGAGATGGATCTTGCGCGGGAAGTTGCCAACAGAGATCCAGAGCGTATTGCTAGCGCATGGCAGGCGTATCAATCCGTGATTGCGGATTATGACAGCCAGGGCCAGGTCAACGGCATATTTAGGGCAAACGAGATGCATGATGCCATAATGAATCTGTATCATGCCGGGTTAAAACCTGGGATCAGCACTGGATGGGCAGAAGTGGATCAGTTTTACACCGTCCGCGAGTGCGAGATGACCATTGTCACCGGCATACCTGGGAGCGGCAAGTCAACTTTTTTGGATGCACTGGCTGTGAATCTCTACAACTGCCACGAATGGCGAATAGCATTTTGCTCTCCCGAAAACTGGCCCATATCTCGACATGCCGCAGGCTTGATTGAGAAGTTTATCGGCAAACCTTTCAACCGCGATACCCCCACATCTTCCCGCATGACCCCGCAAGAGGCAGAGCACGGCTTACAGGTCGTTTCTGATGCCTTCTTTTTTACCCAACTCCAAGACGAAAACATGAACATCGGCACCATCCTGGAGGTGATGCGCGGGGTGATTGAGAAGCATGGAGTTAATGGGATTGTTTTGGACCCGTGGAATGAACTTGAACACCGGAGGCCAACGGATAAGTCAGAGACTGAGTTTATATCTGAGTCTCTTGGGCAGATCCGCAGGTTTGCCAGATTCAACAAGGTCCATGTCTGGATTGTAGCTCATCCCACCAAACTCAAGCGTAAAGATGATGGCACATATCCAGTGCCAAGATTGTATGACATTTCAGGCAGTGCAGCGTTTTACAACAAGGCGGACAACGGTATTTGCATCCACAGAAAAGATCCGCGCAAGCCGGAAGTCGATGTGCATGTCCAAAAGATACGCTTCAAGGAGATTGGAAAGTTGGGAAAAGCGCAACTTGGATTCATCGCAGATACAGGAACATACTTTGATAATCTAGCAAAATCAAGCAGTTAGCGCAATCTAGACCCCAAAAAGAAAGCCCCTCCGGAGAGGGGCGTAAAACAGGAGCACGTTATGCCATCTTACAACAAAGCAATAGTAGCAGGCCATCTCGGACGTGATCCAGAAATCCGGTACGCCAATAACGGCACCCCTGTCTGTAGCATGACCCTGGCCTCAAGCGAGAAGTACAAGGACCAGGACGGCAATCAACAGGAAAAGACCGAGTGGCACCGGATCGTGGTTTTCGGGAGGCAGGCCGAAAACTGCTCTCAGTATCTCGCCAAAGGCCGTGCCTGCTTGGTCGAGGGATCGCTGCAAACACGCAAGTGGCAGGACCAACAAGGGCAGGACCGCTACACGACGGAGATCCGGGCGCACCGGGTTGTGTTTTTGGGCGGGGGCAACCAGGGCCAGCAATCCGGCGGTAAGCAACAACCACAGGCTCAGCAGCAGGCACAAAACTCAAACCCGCCGGGGCCGTTGCAGGGGCCTATGGACGATGCACCGTTTTAGAAGC